TAGTTTGTTCTGGAGAAACCCAGTCAATTCTACGAACAACTTGAACGGTATCCGCAGCGAGAACTCTCTTCAATGAAACCATATCATCATATGAAGCAGAAAACTCTCCGAAAGAGTCTACCGCTTGAGGTGGTGAGTTCTCATTGTCCCAGGGTTGAGGTCTCCCAATGAACAAATATAAACGGTCGCGAGAAATTCCTGCAATATCATCACTATCGTTAGGATTTGGTCCTTCCAATGATTTGATAAATTTTTTCGCAGAAAAAATTCTAAATTGATCAGTAAGTAGAGCTGCCATTTGGTATGAGACTATTGTCCTCTTGTTTATTTATGTTGGTTACGAACGGATAACTGTCTGGTACTCGATTCGCTTAATTCTATATGATGCACCACCATTACCATTGATAGTTTCACCGCCAATGATTGCTTGTGCTACAGCACCAGAACCTGTAGTATCACTTCCATCATTAGTGAATGTTACTGTTGGATGTAAATTATATGAACCATCAACAGTTTGCTGAATTCCATATCCACCATTAGTAATTGTCAATGAAGCAATTTGGTCACCAGCAGTAGTCATAGTTGCAGTTGCTGTGCAAGCAATATCTCCAGTATCCTCAATAGTGACTGTTGGTACGGCACTATAGTTTGTTCCAGGACTCTGGATTATAAAGTCAACAACTGTTGAATTATGAGAGAATTCATATAACAATCCAGCAATACCAACATTGACATCACCAGTGTTGAAAGGCACAATGCTATTAACAACCAGTAATTGTGATGATGGATCCCAACTGACTACAGTTCCTCGTACACCAGAAACTGAACCAGTAATAATTTCATTAACACTATAATTTTGACCATTTCCAAAGTTAGCATCAAGATATAGATAAATTACAGAATTATGTTCAACACCATCACTTAACGTTCCTGCAGCTCCAATATTAGCATATCTGAATGGGATGCTACCATCCTTAATACTGTCACCAACTTGGAATAGGGTTGTGTTCTGCCCACCGATAGTTTCTTCAATACCATATAGTGATGAATAAATACCACCATCTAAATTGATTTGATTTTCATATCCAGTTCCAGTATTTACCAAATCAATAATACCATTTCCAGCACCATCTAATTCATCATCATCTTCAAAGGTTTTATCTGTAAGAAGAGATGGTGGATCTGTAAGAAGGAAAATATTATCACCAATAGAATTTAGTACAACGTGTGGTAGGAATCCTGATGGAGCAGTAGATGCAACACCAGCATCAAATTGAACAATGGCATCTTCTGTAGAAGGAATACCACCATCAATAAATGCTAATTCATCAACTTCAAATGTAACTAAGAGTTCCTTGGTACTAGGATTCCAGTCATAAACTTTAGCAATTTTACTGCTAGCATTTTCAACTCTACGGATAACTCTATCACCAACATTAAATTTGTATGTTGATATTCCATTGACATCTTGACCTGAGTCAAGAATAACTCTTTGGTCATAATTAAAGTTTACACCTCTAGTTAGTCCAGAGAATTTACTGGTGGATTTTGATGTATATGCAATGGTTTCAGTACCAAGAATAATTTCACCAGAACCAGGAAATGCATCAGTAGAATCAACATAGATTTCACTATCTGATGCAGTAACATTTTTTATCAGTCCAGTTAGATAAATTTCTGAGGAATTAAATGCCTGTCTGGATCTTGTCCTGCGCTTTAAATTTACAAGTTTAGTAAAGATAATATTTGGTTGACTTGTATATCCTTCACCAGGATTAGTAACATCAATACCAACAACAGAACCTTGTTGGATTCTAGCAACTGCTTCTGCACCAAGACCGCCACCACCACTAATAAGAATGAACGGAGGTTGTTGATAAAATTCTCCTGGATCTGAGACCGAAATAGAAGTAATTTTACCTAGTGTATCAATTCCCGCTCTTCCTTGAGCACCTTGTCCACCACCACCTTCAAAAATAACGGTAGGTGGAGTAGCATACTGTCTACCAGCACCTGTAAGAGCAAGACCTGTAACAGTTTGAACTACTGCAGAACCAGTTGCTCCTGTTCCTTCACCACCGAGTATTCTTGCATTTGCAGCGCCAAAATAATTGTCTCCATTGGTAGACATCTTAATATAAGATACCGCACCATTATCAATAATAATATCACCACTTGCTCCAAAAGGAAGAACCGTTTCTTGGTCAGGTACAGAGTCACCTTCAAATATAGGTGTGCCATAAAATTTTGGACCAATAACATAAGGATATACTGGATTCCCAGAGGAGTCCTCCGTCATAAAATATGCATACGTACCATTTGGATACTCTGGAGTAACAGAAAATTTACCATTATATTCATCTAGAGTACCGTAATTTTCTTCATAAATGTAATCTTCTACCAAATCTCCACGAAGATACTTGTCTTGAACACTTCTAATGTTATATCCAGAATTACTATAAGAAAAGAGATAAAGAAGTCTTGGTGCATTAACAGGAACTTCAAATCTAAGTTCTCTTTGAGATGCAGCGTCAAATGAACTTATATACGTTGAGTATGTAACTTCAGAACCATCAATGTAGTATGAAATACCCTGACCAGCATATAACTGATTGGTGTCTCCAATAGTAATCGGAACCGTGCCATGCCAACCATCTACTCCCTCAGAAATCAATAATGTCTGACCATCATTACTAGAGTCATCCTGATTGAAAATATAAGTTTTCCCTCTTTCAAGAGATACAAATGGGACAGTGCTTCCGTCGAATACGAATGATCCGCTACTAACGGTTAAATTATAAGTAACCGTACCAGTTGTACTTACTAAAGGTCTGGCACCTGGCATCTCCAAGTCAGTTTTTAGTCTATAAGAAGATACTTCTTTTATTACAGAACCAGTAGAATCATAACCAAAAGGTCCGTAAATTGGATATCCATCGAAGGACATACCAATAACTTTAGAGTGTCCATTTGGATGACGTGCAAAATCGTCAGTTCCTCCTCCATAGGATATTGATTTAAGTCCCCAGTGGTCATAAGTTGGACCGTTCGCATCTTGCATGTAAATATAGACTACCTGATTCTGGTTTCTAGAATCGGGTGGAATACCTACAGTTACCGTTTTAAGAGTATCAAAACTACTATCATTCCATGCAGCAACAACGCTAGAACCATACACAGTTCCTGGAAAGAAAATTCTAAAATCTTCAGTAGAGTCAACTAGTTCTCCACCGTTACTATCATTACCTCGGATGACTTCTAAATCTAATGTAAATACGTTTCGTAGATCTAATGTAAGTTGAACAAGTCTAGTTCCTGCACCACTACCAAATCTTATATGTCTACCAATATTAAATCCACCAGTTGGACCAACACCACTGCCACTATCTTCAATAGTAGCTTTAGATAATATACCTGAATAGTCATTTAGTACTTCATCAGGACTAATTGTTGTTTTTCCTCTAAAGAATTCTCCAACATAATAATCATTTTCAGTTGGTTCATCCTCAGTTGCAGAACTGAGAGTCATATATCCCTCATTTCCTGCATATCCAGACATGTATCTGTGATTCTTGCAGTAGTAGTAAATTCTACTACTTTCATCAGGATTCATAATGAATACCGTCTGATATTCATTTTCATAATCTGCAGCAGGAGCATTAGATACACCTGTACTATTATAATATAAACTTCCACCATTCAAAAGACCATCTTGACTAGTGCTCAATTGAATTGGATGACCTATGCCTATAGCATTAGATGCATCTGATTGATTAAACTTAATTAAGTAATTTCTTTTTACTTGAATATTTTCTGGTGCAAAATAAAACACACCTGGTGCGAATGGTCCAAATTTTTCAGCATCAGGTCCAAATTCAATGTAATATACATTAAGAGAAATAGGATCCGAACCAATTCTAAACTGGAATCCAGTTGAACCTAAAATTACATCATCAGCAGAAAATGCGAAGTCAACTGCTCTTAGATAAACATGAGTAATAGCACCCTGTCCATCTCTTATAATTTTAGAAATTTCTCCTCGGGCATTACCACCAATTTCTTCACAAATTCTACCAACTTCAACAGCACCAAGAGATTCATCGAGATTGGTAACATCGATTAAAATATTACCATATTCAACTTTTACATTCCAAGTAAACTGCTTTAGATTGCCCCAATCAAATACACCATTATCTAGAGAAAACTCATCCAATGTTTTACTACTATGATAGTAGTAATTATTATTTTCTGTTATGACATCGTAAATATTTGAATTTTTTACATATGGATACTTTACAGTATCAATACTAAATCCTGGAAGAGTGCCTCCATCAGTATCCCAATCTGGAGTATGAAGTAACCCACCATTTGCAAAAATACCAGTTACTTTATCTTTTTGTTCTACTCTATCAGATCCGAAAGGTACATCCTTTCCAGCTCTAAGAATAAATGTCTGGTCAAAATTTCTATCGACAAGGGGTCCGCCACCAGGAACTCTTTCAGTTTCAAATGGTGATGGTTTAGGATGATTGTCAGATACAATTCTCAATCTATCAGTAATATTATCATCCGAATCCAACAAAAATGTTCCTGAAGTAGGAGAGTTTGGATGGGTTTGCCAAATTTTATTGAAAGCAAATGACGTTACAACATCAGGAGTTTCTTGTTCGGGAGTAATTTGGAGTCTTAGTGGGTCATATCCTCTACCCCTATTTAAAACTCTAACGTGGACAATCTTACCAGAATCTTCGTCAATGATTGGATATAGAAGTGCTTCCTCAACAGGAATACCACATCCAGTGACGACTAATCTAGGTGGATCTGAGATATCATATCCAGTTCCTCCGTCAACAACTCGTATCGCTTTAACGCCAAATATATCATCGAAAATAGGTTCGATGACAGCGCCAGTTCCAGGGACAGTTCTTGCCATTTATCTCAACTTACGACGTTAATTGTTCCATTCATAGCAGCATGGATTGTGCATTGGTAATACAGTGTAGTTGGTGCATCCATTGGTACAGTCCAATACAACACACTAGAACCACTACCAGATTGTCCAGAGGTATATGGAGTACCACTCAATCCTTGGGTGCTCTGAATTCTGAATGGGTGAGCACCCGCTTGCACCGAGTTATCGAATGCGTATGTTGCCCCTCTCGTCACGTAGATTGTAGGGTCATTTGCAGTAGTTGGAAATCCAGGACCACTGAAAGTATAATCAGATGCACCATTTGCATTAACTTCCCACCAAGTCATTGGACTACGAGTTACAACCCATTCAGTTCCACTCCAATATAAAGAATCACCCTGAGTAATACCAGTAACATTAGTGTCTGTAAGAGCAGCAAGTGTTGTTGTTAAAGTACCATCAAAGTTAATGGTTAATGTATCGCCACTAACTGCGGTTGTAATGTTAGTTCCACCAGAGATAGTTAATGTATCTGTTTGACTATTTGCTGTTGTAGAACCAGTATCACCAGCAACAGTTGCAAATAAATTAATAGAACCAATTCCAGCAGCATCATCGGCAGGAACAAAGTTACTACCATCCCACTTCAAAATTTGATTAGTGGTAGGTGCATTAGTTGTAATATCAACATCAAGTAAATCATCAATACTAGAATATTGAGTAAGTAATGCTGCTCTAGTATCACCAACACCACCAGCGGTAATGTTCATATTTACATATGGATTGTCATCACCATCTACGGTGAAAAAATATCCAGGATAAGTAGCAGCAGCAGGAGCATTACCTATAGCAGCATATTCATTCTTATAATAGATTGCGGTACTAAAATCTACAATGTTTGTACTACCATTAAAGGTCGCAGTTCCAGTCCCATAACTTAAACTAACATTTCCCGTCCCATTAGGAGCAATTACAATGTTAGCGTTTGAAGAGGAAATAATCGAGTTGCCATTGACATTCAATGCTGAAGTCAGAGATGAATAATCAGATGGTACAAAGTTAGTTCCATTAAATTTTAAAACTTGATTTGCCGCAGCATTAGCTATGCTAACTCGGATTTCTCCTCCAGCCCCAACAGCATCATATAGCTCAGTGAAATTATCATTAATTTTATCGCCGCCAGCACGGAGGGTATCCCCCGTGTTATCGTTGGCGACAGTACCAAGATTAAGTGATTGCTTAGCCATTACTTGCTACGTTTTTAGTTATTTATTAGTTTACCAGGGTCAAACAATTTCAGGATCGACCAATTCTTCACCATAGTCGGCAAGATTTGGTGGAGTCCAGTCATCAGGAACTATACTCTCTACAATAACTTCTGGATTCTTATATCCAGAACCAGCAGATGTAACTTCGACACCCGCAACACCTACAAGAGCTCGGACTTGACCATCAAAACCAGAGATAGAATCCAGTCTCACAGATGGACGTGAAGTATATCCAGAACCACCTGATGTCACTGAAACTGTATCAATTGTACCCGTTGTAAGATTTGCCGTTCCTTGAGCACCCTGACCGAAGACGGAACCCAAGTAGTCGAAAGTAATCAAAGAGTTAGAAGATTCAATAACAGCAACCTCGCGGTCATCTGTTTCACCCTGAATTTGAATCAAATCACCTGGTTCGACTGGTGGAATAACTTCTGCTGCATCAACGTCTGCTTCAGACCCAACGTAAGAGAACGCAACGAATGAAGAACCAAAGCGAGGAATTTCAGAGAAGATAATTCTAGAACCAACAATTTCAAATCCAATTCCAGGTTCCTGAATAACACCATTGAGCGAGACAATGATATTATTTTCAGGTCGAATAACGCTAGATTGTACACCTTCAGTCAAAGTCAATGAGTAGAATACATCATTACGCTTCAAGTTGAAGGATTGGCGTAAAGAATCAAACTCGAACGAAATATCGTCAAGTTGTCTCAACTTACCAACATAGAATCCAGTGAAGGAGGAACCAAGTTCAGGAGCTTCTGTGAATTGGATTTCATCAGAGAATGCCGTGAATGCGTTTGTAGCACCAGGAGGTTGCAAGACACCATTGATAAAGATGAGCATGTGACCTTCAGGATCAGGCAAATATTGCGTGCCATTATCCGTAGAAAGTTTAAAGTTAGTTTGTGTACCATCAAATCCTTTAAAGGAACGTTTGACTCTTGCCTTGAGATCAACAATACTAAGAATTGCAGATTCATATCCATCAGAAGATTTAATTGCATCTGTGTCCGCGAAAGTTCCTGCAATATCAGTAAGATATAATCTCTTATTGATACCAACATTACGAATATCTTGAACCCTTGCAGATGCAGATCCTGTGTTAACAATTCTAGTATTAACTGTAGCATAACCAAGTGGTATATTGGATGCAATTCCATAATCACCAACCTGGTCTCCATTTGCGAAACTACCTTGATACTCACTGACGTATATAAAGTTATTATCAAGGTCAATCTTTGTGATGATTCCATATGTTGAAGAATCTTGCTGACCTGCAATAACGCGATAGAGTCTATTTCCAACTGTGAAGTCATTAAGACTACTCAGGATAGAAATTCCAAGTCTTGCGTATCCAGTAGAAGCAATCTTATCACCAACACCAACATCAAGACCAGCAAATTTAGACACATCCAGATACTGTCTAGATGTATTTGGATAAACAACTGCATTAGATTCAAAGGTTCCAATCAAAGATTCTGTATCTACAATGAGTCTACCACCAGTATTACTAGTTACTGCTGCTTCAGTCTTAATGAATCCTGTTGGCGTAGCAGTTGCTCCACTAGT